AATTAAAGAAACCGCTCTAACCCGCCTTAGCAAAGCGGAGATTTTTTCTTCAAAACAGTTCTTTTATACTACCGTTCCTGTTATGCAAATATAAACAGGACCGGCAGCGTGAATCACAAATTTCGCAGGCAGCTTAAAACCGGGAGTGATGACTGCATCTCCCGTTTTGATAGGTGATTTCTTGTCGCAAGCCTCTTGAAGTTCCTTTGCACCTGCGGCATTAAAGATTGCTCCGCAGACTCCGCCTCCCATCAATAGTTCTGTGTTTGCTGCATTAACGATTGCGTCAACTTTCATTTTTGTTATGTCCTGACGGACAATTGTAAATGGCATACGCTATGCCTCCTTCAAATCACCATTTCTTGCATCGAAGCGGAACATATATGCCAGCCGCTGCAATGCAAGGTATTCTCTGAAATAAGCATGACGGACAGCGTTCTTCTTATTCTGCTCAATGACCTTCTGACGGTCGTATGACTTTCCGAAGAATGTGGTAACGTCCTTTATCTTATCGAACTTCTGCCCAGACTCCAGCATCTTCCTGACCTCGTCGAGACTAAGGGTGAGCTTATTTACTGTAGCGTTTCCGGGGATGGAGATGTTGATATGCTTATCATCCACGCTGGTGACAGTGAACTCGTTGCCGTTGATTGTTTTGAATGTATCGACGCCCAGCTCGATGTTAGAGAAAAACTCCGTCATGCTTCGCATGTATCTTATGCAGATTTGGTTCAATCTGTCTGATGAAGGAATCGAGGATTCCATTTATGACAGTTATGCTATGCGTACTTTTATGCACATAGATTTTAATGAACAACAATAGTGGAACGATTGTGGATGCGAGCCTGATTGCTGCACCAAAGTCTACAAAGAACAAAATTCTGAAACCTCAAAATTGATTCGTAAAGACGACCATGTTGTATATGGTAATTCTGGATATTTAGGTGCACCCGAGCGTCCCGAAATCATAAACGATGAAACTTTATCACAGGTTGAATTTCGAATCAACAAGCCGCACGAGAATATTCAAAGTACCTCGCTTTCATTTTTTATATGTAGATAAGTCATTTAATGACTTAATAGGAACTAATTGCTCAAATCCATAAAAACCGGTTTTCGTTCCTCTTGCTCGTAAATTAGGGTCAAGAATCAAATCGTCATCTTGATAGTTGTTTAAGACATTACTTGTAGCCAAGCCACATACAAATATTAAATTGTTATATTTTGTGCTTTTAATACAAATTATTTGTGGATATGAATTGTCCTTAAAGATAATCGGAAACTTGTCTCGTTCGACTGTTTTTATTCCAACTCGATAGCCGGGAATATCTGGAATATGATAAAGACCAGAATAACCTATAGTCCAATTAATAATGGGTATTCCGAATAGTTTCTCAAGTGCAGCCTCTCCTAAAAAGCCAGTTGTAAATCTTTTGACTTCCTTGTTAGAGTCTATCTTGTGATGATCTTCCTTGGCCTTAGCCTCAACCAATTCAGTAACAAAGTTTTGGATTCGAGAAACGTATCCGGGGTCAAGCACAACTCTTACAAAAGAATCTGAATATTTAGTAACACATTCATCATAATTACGTTTCATTATTCACCTCCAGGAATCCAATAATGGATTGTCCAAGTAGTTTGAATACATTTACTGTCATTGCGTTTCCTGCCTGCATCAGAAGATGTCTATCAGAAACCTCGCCCTTAACTCTGTCGGCATATTCTTTAGGAAAGCCTTGAAGAAGTAAAGCTTCGTACCCAGTCAGCTGGTATATGGTGTGGTTTTTAACATACAATACACCGTCTCGTTGTGCTCTTAATGTAGGACAACGCCCTTCATAAATGCGAAGATCATTCATACGTGTGTCTATTATTTTTCCTTCCATATCTCTAATATCTTTCACGGAATACTTACCGTTATTTGTTGGATTCTTTAAGTAATGTGAAAGGATTTCTAGTCTTTCTAGAGTTGCTACATTATTATCGAATTAAAGGAACTGATAACCGAAGGGTCGGTAAACGGAATATAGGTTGTCCCGTAATCCTGGCAAGTTTTGAATTGCGTAGTGCATTTTCCAAAAGTTGTACCTTGTGCAGAATCAATGAAAATAATATTCCTCCGCAAAGATATGGCACCTTTGTTGGGGGCTTTTGACCCTGGCATCTTCAAAATATTATATCACAAAATATGAAGAAATCTACACTCTGCGATTTGAACTATGCGAATGCGAAGAAATACTCGTATAAGGCATACACCGGAACAGTTGCATACATTCCGTATTTGTATGATACGGAAGTGAACGAGGACGGCTCCGTACTATCAGGAAAGATTGGAATTGAATATGTGGATGCACCCAATATTTTCCCAGTGAGCTGGAAGAACGGAGAAGTTTCAGAGTGTGTTTTTGCTTTTGGTCGAGCAGGCCCGTCAGAATCTTCCCGAGCAAAATCAGGTGATGGAGTGATATGAGAAATGAATATAAGGAAAAGATCGCCAGCAAAATTGTGGCAAGATACGCAGATCTTGAAGTCAGGATTATCCAGGATATTGTGCGGAGAATCAAAAAGACGGGCTGTCATGACCGGACTGACGTGGCTTTCTGGGAAGATTGCGGAATATAATGCTGAAAAGCTCGGTACGGAATATTTTGAAGTGGAATGGCACGCAGGGGCGAGACCAACGCATACGATATGGCAGGGCAGAGTGTGGAGTCAGCAGCAATTGTATGATGTCTGTGGACTCGGTACAGTAACCGGACTATGTGGAGCAAACTGCTACCATACTTATTTCCCTTTTGTTCCCGGTGTATCGGTACGAACTTATACGGATGACTGGCTAGACGAACAGAATCGGAAAGAAAGCGAGCCGACTGAGTTCCGTGGTAAAGAATACACTCTTTACGAAGCCAAACAGCGACAGAGACAGATGGAGACGGCGATGAGGGCACAACGTGAAAAGGTGCAGCTATTGCAAAAAGGCGGTGCTGATCCACAGGAAGTAATGCTCCAAAAAGCAAAGTATCAGGGACAGCTTAATGAATATGCGGTATTCTCTCGGAAGATGGGACTCAAGGAAGAACGGGAGAGGATCTATATTGATGGACGGGGAAGAATCTCAAATGCAAAATATAAAAGAGTTGGAGAATATATTGAAAAACCGTTTAGCTCTGATATAATAGAATTGAAGAGGAAAGCTTCTGATCCTCGAAAAGGATTGAAATTCATTAGCGATGATGTCTTTAATAATTTGACTATAGCCGTTAAAAAGAAGGGGGCAATTATTATTCGTGGAACAAAAGAAGCAGAGGAACATTTGGAAAAACAGGGGGCAGCAGCTTCAATTGTGGGGGATGCTCTAATCTTTCGTAAGGATGTATGCATTAGCGAAGTGTTGGAAGAAACATATCATTTTGAACAAAACATAGCTAAAATGAATGATGATAAAGGGGAACCCCTTCGCAGTATATTAAACGAAATAGATGCGAAACAATATTTATTGGATAATGCTAATAAATATAAAATTCCTAGAAATGAGATAGAAGTGACACAGAAACAGCTTGTAGAATATCAGAAACAACTGGAAAAATTTAGGAAAGGAGAGCTGTGATGATGAGAACGGTTTTAAGTCAATGGCAAATAGGAAAATATACTGCACTTGAGTTAAATGAGGATATTCCGTTGAAAAAATATAGTAAATACAGAATTGAAGGTAAGGAATATGAGCCCGTCCCTGTTTATGATCTTCCAAAGCATATTGCAATTGAAGGAAAAGGGGAATTTGTTGGAAATACAGTAGAATTTGTATAGTCACCACCAGTCGTAATGACCGGTGGTATTTTTGTACTCATTTTCAGGAGGTGATCCAGTGATCCAAATAACCATAACACCGAACAACATTCACATGACCGGTCATGCCTGCCGAAAAGGTTCAGACGGTATCGACCGGGCGTGTGCTGCGGTATCAGCATTGACCTGTAATCTGATCAATTCGCTCAGAGACCTCGCCAGTGACAGAATCTGTGCAGAAACAGTCAGTGGAATGGAGGTAATCGAATGGAGTGATCTATCAGATGCCGGAAAGCTGCTGGTAGATTCTTGGTTTTTAGGCATGGCCGATATTGCCGATGAATATAATTGCATAACATTTACGTAATGAACATCCTTCGGGGTGTTTTTCTTTTGCCCAAAACGTGAAGGCGTTAAAAGCTCGGGAGCTCAACGAAGCATAAACGGAGGCAGACATTGTCGAAATATGAGACAGGAGTTTCCC